GGCAACTAGGGATGAAGTTGGAGCACTATTCAGTGATTCACAACTCAATAAACTACTCCTCCATAGAGGACTGTAGTTTATATTACGACAGACGAAGCAATTCGAATGTCGTTCCTGGGCCCCTTGAACCTTATGTTCAAGGGACCCACAACTTGTACCTGAAACAGGTACCAAGTTGCCTGACGCTCAGGAAGGCGGGTACCCGCCTATCCCGAGAAGTAGAACCCTTCCTCGCAGAGGAAGGTTTCTTTCACCCTTCCATCGATTCCGGTGGACAGGGGAAAACCATCTTGGAGCACTGGCTCCCAGATGATGACGTAGTCCCTCCTAATGAGGAGGAAGACGACGATGACGTCCCGATTCCAGTTTCAACTGGTTCGGGAGGACACTACGAGGACCCCTGGCGGGTCATCGCAGGTTATGCTTATGCCTCGCAATATTGCAAGGATAAGCCGACAATAAATGTCTGGCCTGGAGGCTGTCACAGACTCCAGGACAAGATCAGTCCCCGCCTATGCGGGTCTGATCGTAAGAACGCTACTTGGTTTACCAAGATAGCTGATCACGGTGAAAAGATGTTCCTTCTTTTCAACCATACCCATTGGGGCCATATGGCTCAAATGGAGAGGCGTAAAAAGCCAGGCGAAAGTCCCTTGCGGAACTTCGCTAATACATTCTTCAGGAGAATCTCATTCTTCCTGAGAGGAAAGCACGATCCTTTGTGGACAAAGGACGAGCTATCACGATTCGCAGACTACAAAGTCGAGCGAAACAGAACCTATAGAGCCCAAAGGCTACTAGAGGTATTGAAAACCGTTGACGGATTATTCAGCCAGCGGTATCTCTCCTACCCAGAGGAAATCTGGACGTGGGAGAAGTACGATCGATTTGTGCTTCAGGCCATATCGATCTTCCTTACCGACGAATTCTTCGACGGTGAGGTCACTGGTTTCTCACTTGATGAGCAAACCACGCATTACGAGATGCTAAAGCAGGCTCGTAAGAAGTTCAAACAAGTCATACACTTGGATGAACCGCTGGAGGGAATTTCCAGCATGGACTCCACCCCCAGGTGGGTGCAGTCCTTCCTCCGGCCTATCTGGGATAGGGCGGTGAGACATACAGGTTTCTCGAGGTTATACCTCGCAGGAACCTTGTCCCAGACGCGAGGATCTGGGACCCCTCCTCCGCTGGTCGTCTTACGATCAAAGCGGAAGTTCTTGTTGTCGGTAGATTCACTACCCCCAACAGTATCAACAACGCAGCGGGGACTTTTCCTCGCTGCGATGGATGATGTGATCGAGTCATTACCCGATCATATCTTTACAGGGCTGGATACGAAAGCTCGTATCACAGTCACAGGCTCTGCCTGTTGGGAATCCAACAGGAGAGAGGGCGGAACCGCCCAAGCCATACTTGACCTTATGGCCAAGTATGAGGATATGCCTGTTCCAGTCAGAGATCTGGATACAGGAAAGATCATCGAATTCAAGTCTAAGGACTCGTTCGATGCAATCGGCACCGCGGTTTTCCACGCGTGCTTAGACGAGGTTCTCCACACTAAGGTGGAAGAACTCCGAGAGGTTCACTTAACTGTTGTTAAGGAACCCAGCAAGGCCCGTGTCGTGACAAAGGGCCGTGCAAGTTTGAAAATCGTATTAGATACGGTTTCCAAAATATGCTCTTATCCCCTCAAGAAGGGAATTAAGAGCTCAACATCCGGGATGGGGAAATCCCACCATGGATGGAATCTCTTCAAGGATATGACCTCTGAAGAGATGTATGAGCTCCTTTTCGAAGAAGATCGAAAACGGAGAGTAGAGGACGTGTATTACGATCACGTAACACGTACTCAGTACTGGCAAGACCTTTGGTTTTGCAGTACAGATTACCAAGAGGCCACAGACCGAATGGTACACGACTTTGCTCGCCCAGTGGCGGCAAAGTGGATGAAGAAATGTGGGATACCCCACATTCTTCAGGGAATTGTCCTTGGGGTTTGTTTCAAACCAAGGACAGTTTACTTTACGGCCACAGGGCCGTTAAGTAACATTGGGCGTGCAGTCAGCGCCCAAACAAGATCCGTCACCCTGTACAGGGGGGTCTTGATGGGTGATCCTTTGACAAAGGTCATCCTTCACTTCTCGAACATAACTGCGAGAAGGATCGGCGAAGGCATAGCCTCCGGCGATATATTCAAAAGATTCCGAAATAGTTCGGAATGTTTCGAAGCCTTTCTGGCCGGAGCCAGAACAGGCGGGGTTGTGGGAGAGGGAAACTCTGACACAACAGGATCTATTACCCCATAGGGTAGTAGACCCACGCAACAGGGCCTCTATTGAGGCGACCTTACGTTACG